ATCCCCCATCGGAGCAGATCCGGCGGGGGATTTTATGCACTACTTTAACTGATGCTTGCTCAAGCAACCGTCACATAAGGTAACCAAAAGCGTTATAAAAAAATAACATCAATTACATTCATGTTATCGTCAACGATTATCTGCCGGATCACATCCCGCCAAAAGAATTTCCGGTGCAATTTATCGAGATCCTTGTACATTTCTTTCCAGTCAGACACAAACACCTCTCGCAAGTGCTCAATGCTGTCATGAGACCGCCTAGAAGCTTCATACTGCCCTATTAAATCATTTAACCTTAAATACTCTGTGTCGTAGTATTCTTCGCTTATTCTGCCCTTTAGGAACATTGTGTTGAGCCTGTCCAGTTCTTCCCGGTATTTTGTGGCATTGTTGGTGGAGTGTTTTTTCTCAGATTTCTGATCCGACATAGCCGCTTCACGTTCTGCCAAAAAGGTATCGATTCGGTTCAGCAGCATCTCCTCGATAAGATTCTCGGATTTCACCTTGGAAAATCCACACATTTTGGTGGAGTGATATTCGCAGTGATAATACCGATACACATTACCGCTTCGGTGGCTCTTCTGACAGGACCGCATCAGCCGATTGCACTCCGGGCACCGAATCATCCCGGAGAATAATACCTCGGTCCGCTTGTTTCCTGCGGTGCGGATCACTGGTTTTTTCTGTTGGAGATCCTGCCAGTCCTCTTTAGATATGTACGGTTCGCAGAAATTATCATTATCCTTGTAACATCCATAATAAAAAGGGCTGCGGATTATGCGCTTGATAGCCTGAATCTCAAATCTTGTACCGTACTGTTGGTTGATATGCCTGGCGGTGGCAGAGTAGTTTCGATATTTGCGATAGTATTCAAACAGATCCGCAACAGCATCTTCCCATTGTTCTTCCTTTACCAGTCTGCGCACTCCATTCACAACAGAGTTGTGGTATCCAAACGGTGTAGAGTGATCCGGGAGTATAGACTTCCCGATGGATGCCGCATAACGGATGGTATCTTTTCTACGTTCGGAATTTAATGCCCATTCCAACTCTGCCATTGATGCCTGCATATACATGAAGTTCTTTCCATAGGGTGTAGTGGTGTCGATCTGCTGACTGACGGAGACAAGGTTGCAACCGTTGATTTCCATGTCGTGATATAGGTTGCAAAAATCTCGGGTATTACGTGCGATACGGTCATACCGCTGAATGACAACAAGCTGGATTTTTCTGTCAGACACATCCCGCATCATTCGCTGAAAGTCTTTTCTCTTTTTGGTGGAGTGTCCGGTGATCCCGTAGTCTCCATCATAAACCGTGGCAGTGTAATTTCCGGAGCCGTACTTGTCATCCAGGTACCGGCGGCACATATCAATTTGCACATCCATGCTGTCGGAGTTGTCCACGGCTTTGGATTTACGTGGGTAGATTGCGCAGTTAATCATTGCTGTTCCTTTCTGACGAAGCAAATTAAGAAGATAATATTATCCATATCATTTTCTTTTTTATATCATCTATTTTTCTGAACTGTGATAATAATTTAAGTTCTTCATTTGATAATTCAGGCAAAACATCAACATTGTTTCCTTGAATAAAATAATCAATTCCAACACCGAAATAATCCGATATCAATTTTAACTTATTAATTTTTGGAGTATATTTACCTTGTTTCCAACTTGTTAAAGTAGCTGTTGATATTCCTGTTTCTTTTGATACCTTATTAGGATTAACATTATTTTTGGCACATAAAATTTCAAATTTTTGGTAAGATGCCTTGCGATTATTGCACTTTTTGACGGTTCCATATTTTAAGTATTCTACTGATACGTCAAATTTATCAGCTATTTTCTTTAATCGCTCATAACCGATGTCGTGACCGTCTATTTTGCAAATATAACCTTTAGCAAAACCTAATTCTTTTTCCAAACCCGTGATTGTAGTACCATTTTGCTTGCACAATTCACTAATCCTTTCATAAGCGTTTGAAGGATATTTATTCATTAGGACTTCCATTGACACTCCGAAGTAATCAGCAATCTTTTTAAGGATAGAAGTGGACAAATCATTTCCTCTGCTTTTCCAATTACTGATAGTGCCTTGACTTATTCCTAAATCTTTGCATACTTTGTATGCAGTTACTCCTCTTGATTTACATAATTGCTCAAAATCTTCATACATAATTTAATCCCCCATATTTTTTCTCATATTATTAAAATATCTAAGCAGTCTATTAATTATTTCTTTTTGTGCATTATCAGCATTTCTGTATGCAGTTAATACTTCCTGTTCTTCATCAGAAAAATAAATATTCGATGGATTAAAATCTGTTTTGCCATCGTCCATAAGATATTCAATAGATACTCCCAAGACATCCGCAATTTTTATAAGTTTCTCTCTTTTTGGCTGATATAATCCTTTTTTCCAGTCAGAAAAAGTTGATTTCGTAACACCCGATAATCTTGCAACATCAGCATCTTTTAATCCTCTTTGGTCTCTAATTTTGCAATATCTTTCGTATGTTGTCATTTCCACCTCAACAATTTTACGATTTTTACATTTTATTTGAATAGGATAATATTCGTCTAATCATTTCTTTTTGCGTATCATCTGCTTTTCGATAATCCATCAAAATTTCCTGTTCTTCCTCTGATAAAGAAATTGTATACTCCATCTTCTGCTCTGTGGGATCCCATTGCACGTCTTCGCCATTCATTATATATTCTATACTTTCATTCAAGTATTTACTTATAATTAGCAGTCTGTCATCTGGTACAGTTCCCTTTCTTAATTGACCAATATATCCATTAGAAAACCCGCAATCTCTTTCTAATTTTGAAATCGGTATTTTTCTTTCTTTGCAAATCTGTTTGATTCTTTCAACAGTATTCATAAGGGCAACCTTCTTTCGTAAAAAAATAGAGAAAAGCCTAAATTTATGGTTGACAAATTAGAGATTACCCTATATACTTGAATTAGATTTTAGAGGAAAGCCTAAAACAAGATAGGGAATCTCGTATATGTTTGTAGCTACTCATATATTAGACTATTCTCTAATTTTTGTCAAGATTTTCTCTATTTCATTAAACTAAAATGAAAGGAAGTGTTTATTTGATTTATGAAACAGTAAAGGAACTCTGTGACAAAAAAGGTATTAGTATTGCAAAGCTTGAAAAAAAAGCTGGTCTTGGAAATGGAACTATAAGTGGATGGAAGAACTCTTATCCAAGAATTGATTCCGTAAAAGCTGTTGCTGATGTTCTGAATGTAAAAGTAGATAAGTTGTTGAAAGAATAGGAGAACGTCTATGAAAGGATTTGTATTAAAAGGAAAGAAATTTGCCTACAAAAGCAAACAGAATGTCGAATCTGTCACCATCCGTGTGACACCGGAAGCGTACAACGCACTGGTGGACATGGCAAACGAGAGCACATTATCTATCAGAAATATCGCATCGCAGGCTATATTATTTGCCTACGGCAACCTTGTAATCGACCGGGAGGAGGATGAGGATGCCTGCAATGACTGAGGAACAAGCTGACAGAGCAATGCGCATTCTGGCAGAGTTATATGCCGACCAGATTGGCATGAAGAACCCGAAGATTACAATCACGAGAAAAGGAGAGAAGAAAGAATGAAAAAGCAGATTATACCTATCGAGAGAGCAAGTGAGAGCACCATCAATGCGCTGATTGCAGCAGGAGTACTGGTAGTGACCGAGGACGGTCTGAAGTGTGCGGAGGTGGACTGATGACTGAGATTATTAAAAGCTATAAAGGATTTAACAAAGACATGACTTGCCGTGGATTCCAGTACGAAGAAGGCAAGAAGTACGAAGAGGAGACAGCAGATGCTTGTCATAGTGGATTTCACGCTTGCGAATATCCACTGGATTGCTTTAATTATTATTCTCCGAACGAATCTGTTTACCACGAGGTGGAGCAGAGCGGAGAGTTTGACAAGGGTGGAGATGATTCCAAGGTTGCATCCACAAAAATAAAGATTGGTGCGAGATTGGATATTTCCGGGCTAGTAAAAGCAGCCATTGATTTTACTATGAGTAGAGTTAAAAAAGAAGCAAAAAGTGATGAAGACTACGGTGCATCCTCTGCCACAGGTGACTGCGGTGCATCCTCTGCCACAGGTGACTACGGTGCATCCTCTGCCACAGGTGACTACGGTGCATCCTCTGCCACAGGTTACAAAGGTGCATCCTCTGCCACAGGTTACAAAGGTGCATCCTCTGCCACAGGTGACTACGGTGCATCCTCTGCCACAGGTAACTGCGGTGCATCCTCTGCCACAGGTAACTGCGGTGCATCCTCTGCCACAGGTTACAAAGGTGCATCCTCTGCCACAGGTGACTACGGTGCATCCTCTGCCACAGGTAACTGCGGTGCATCCTCTGCCACAGGTTACAAAGGTGCATCCTCTGCCAACGATCCTGAGAGCGTTGCGGTTGCATGGGGATACAAAGGAAAAGCAATGGGTGCCCTTGGTTCCCATATTGTCCTTGCTGAATGGAACTACATTGGTAGCAAAGATAATGATAGATATGACAGATCGGAGCAGAAAGCATGGGAGTTTGTCGGTGCTAAGATGTTTCGGGTAGACGGTGAAAAAGTGAAGCCGGATACATGGTACAGATTGGAAAATGGCGAACTTGTGGAGGTGGACTGACATGGGAAAAAAGGAAGAAGTTTTGATCGCTGTTCCTTACGATGACTTTATCTGTGGAATACAGGCATTGCGGATTCTTATATCTGCCAGGCAGATGTTAAATAGTGGTGATGCCTTTGCATCCGATGGACTTAAGGCAATCCTCGGAATAAAAAAAGAGGACGGTGATAAGGATGCCGGAAAGAATTGAGAACCGCATGGTTGTGGATTCTGAATGGGAATGTGCCGGAAAACCTGTCCATCAATGTCAGATATGTTCGAGCAATATTTATTCTGGTGATGATTTTTACAATTTCAACGGTGATATCGTTTGCGACAGTTGCGGATGGGAATATGTTCGAGAGAACTTCCGTCAGACAGCAGAATAGGAGAAAGAATATGGAAAAAGAAAGAATGACCATTACCACAGCAGAGTACAAACAGTTGCTGGAAAGTAAAATCCGCATGGATTTACTCTGGCAGAGATGCTTGAAAATGAAGCATGAGGATGATGTAAACGAGATGTTAATTGACGAGATTCAATTTATTTTGAACGCGGATGACAACTACGATCCGTTCTGTGGACTTCCGATGGAAGATGTGCCGCAGGGAAATTTTGATTTACAGGAAGATGGGAGGAATTAATCATGGCAACACCGGTATTAATTATAGGTAAATCTGGAGCAGGAAAGAGCACAAGCATGAGAAATTGCTCTGGAAACGATGACTGGAATGTCATCAGAGTATTAAATAAGCCGTTGCCCTTTAAAGGGAAAATTAACGGTTGGAAGACGGACGATTACCAAACCGTCATGAAGTGCCTTTATTCTGCCAAAGCAAAAAACATCGTGTTGGATGATGCAGGGTATCTGATTACCAACCAGTTTATGAATGGCCATGCGAGCCAGGGAGCAGGAAACGCAATCTTTTCATTTTATAACAAGATAGGTGATTCCTTTTGGAATCTGATCACCTTTATCACCGACAAGCTGCCGGAGGAAAAGATCGTGTACATCATGATGCACGAGGAACAGAATGATTTCGGACAGATCAAGGCAAAAACAATCGGCAAGATTTTGGATGAAAAGGTGTGTATCGAGGGTATGTTTACTATCGTCCTTCGGTGCATTGAAGAATCTGGAAAGCATTTATTTGTCACACAGTCAGCAGACGGAGCAATCAGCAAGTCTCCCATGGGAATGTTTGATGATCTGACTATTGACAACGATCTGTTGTTGGTGGAAAAGGCTATCCGTGAATATTACGAGATTTAAGGAGGTATTAAATTTGGAATTTTTGTTGTTTATTCTGATTTTTATTTTTCTTCTGATCGTTGTCATAGCAATTACTGACACAATCGAAAAATGCAGTTATTACAAATGGAAAGCAAAAAGTAACAGGGGAATTTTAGACAAGAGAAGCGAGGATTTAGACAAGGAAAGCGAGGATAAAAATGCAAAAACCGAATAATTACGAGGAAACACAGGCACAGGGAGAATGGACACCGGTGGAGTTGGGTGGACATAAGATGATCATCAAGCAGGTAAGTGAGAAGCAATCTCAAAACGGAAAGCCGATGATCGTGGTGTTGTTTGATTTTGCACCAGATGATAAGCAGCCGAACTATTTCATGGATTCTTTCCAGAATGACAGCCGACCGGATAAAAAGTGGTCTAATCAGGGCACGCAGTACATTCTGACGGAAGATCAGGACGGAAAGTGCTCCCGTAGTTTCAAAACGTTCTGTACTTGCGTAGAAAACTCCAACACCGGATTCACTTGTTGGAAGAATGATCAGTTTGATTTTGCTGGAATCAAAGGGAAAAAGATCGGCGGTGTATTTGGCGAGCAGATGGATTTTTACAACGGTGAGGAAAAGAAAAAGCGTGTCCTTCGGTGGTTCTGCTCAATGGACAAGGTTGCGGATGCAGTGATCCCGGATCTGTCAGAAACCAAAGCATACAAGGAAAGACCGAAGAATACAGCCACCGGACCGGATAGTTTTATGAGTATTCCTGATGATATTGACGATCTTGAATTACCATTTAATTAGGAGGCAATATGTCTGCACCAAAAAACAATCATAATCATTTAAAACATGGATTATCTCATACAAGAATTGATAACATTTATAAATCAATGATTTCTCGGTGTTATAAAAGAAATAATAACAGATATGATCGATACGGAGGAAGAGGTATTTCTGTCTGCGATGAATGGTTGAATGATAAAAAGAATTTTTTTGAATGGGCTTTTAATAACGGATATTCTGAAAAACTAACAATAGACAGAATAAATGTTGATGGTAATTATTGTCCAGAAAATTGTAGATGGTCAACAATGAGGCAACAGCAGAACAATCGTTCAAATAATATTTATATTTCTTTGAATGGAGAAACACATACTATTTCTGAATGGTCAATTATAACTGGGATAAAAAGATGTACGATTTGGAACCGTTATAAAAATGGTTGGACACCAGAAAGAGTGCTCTCATGAAAAAAAAAAGCATTGCAGAAATAAAGAGGATGGAGCAGGAGATTAAGCAAAGGCTTCTGCTTATCAATCCGAAACTAAATGAGCAGAGCGGCATTTACTTTCTGACCAGAGAGGACGAGCAGGGCATCAAATACGCTTACATTGGACAGGCAAAGCATATCCTCTCTCGGTTGGCTCAGCACATGACGGGTTATCAGCACATTGATCTGAGTTTAAAAAAGCATGGTCTTATTTCCAACAGCAATATGTGCGGGTGGAATGTTAATTTTTTGAACTTCCCGGAGGAACTATTGGACGAAAAAGAGCAGTATTACATCAAAAAATATGCTCTTGGAGGGTATCAACTTCGCAACAAAACAGCCGGCGGGCAAGGATCCGGTAAAAAGCAGATTGATGATTACAGACCTGGGAAAACATACCGGCAGGGAGTTGAACAAGGCATGAAAAATGCAAGCCGAGATGTGGCAAAACTGTTTGAAAAGCATCTGAATGTTTCTGCCAAAAACGACCCGCCGACAGTCAATCAGTTGAAAGCTATGGACAAATTTGAGAAATTCTTGGGGTTGAGCAAAGATGACAGCGGAAGAAATTAAGCAGCAGTATTCCATGCGTGATGTGGTGGAAATGTATGGTTTTCATCCAAACAGAGCCGGTTTTATCTCCTGTCCGTTCCACTCCGGGGATCACAGCCCATCCATGAAGATCTACCAGAAAGATTTTCACTGCCATGCTTGTGGGGCGAATGGAGATATTTTCACTTTCATTCAGCGGATGGATAATTGCTCATTCAAGGATGCATTTTTGAAGCTGGGCGGCGAGTACGAGCATAAGACAGATTGGCAGCGGAAAAAATTCGAGTATCAATTACAACAAAAGAAAAAGAAAGAGAGGAAAGAACTGGAACGTAAGCGGCAATGGAAGAGAGAAATACTGCAGGACATACCAATGCAAAAGCTATTTGCTAAATGCTTTCCAGTTTTTTCCGATGATTGGTGCGCAGCGGTGAACCGATTAGAATATGATTTTTACATTTTGGATGAAATGAATAGAGAGGGGGTGAAACTATTTGATTGAAATAGCAACACTCGATGCAGAATCCGTCATGTCAGATGCGGTGCTTGACGAGGTGTTCGAGGAAACGGACCCAATAATGCGGAGCCGTATACTTTTATCTTTGCAAGAAAGGGCAAAGCTTCTCGGTGTGAAGACGAAATTTGACACGATGGTACGGGCATATAACAAAGTTGAGCGGCAGATAAAAAAAGATGAGCGGGATAAGAAAAATACACCCAATATGGATGACAGGATGACAGAATTTGACTACTTCGAGGACGGACATGAGTTATCCTGCGGTTCCTGGTATGCGAATCAGAACGGTATCAGATCTTATGATTTCATGGGCGAGCATATTGCCTGCTATCATCCGATTCTCATATCAAAAAGGCTGGTTAATGCAGAGACGGGAATCGAAAAGGTGCGATTAGCGTTCTGTAAAGGCTTCAAATGGAAAGAAATCACCGTAGATAAGGAAACTATCGCATCTAGCAATAAAATCGTTTCTTTAGCTAAATACGGGGTGTCAGTGACATCTGAAAATGCAAGGTTGCTTGTACGTTTTCTATCAGATCTTGAGAACATGAATATCACTCAAATTGACAATGTGGTATCCACATCGAAATTTGGATGGATAGGGAAAGAATTTATGCCGTATGATGTGCAAATCGAATTTGATGCAGAGAGCCGCTTCAAAGATATTTACGAGAGTTTACAATCAAAAGGAAGTTATGACGAGTGGCTGAAGCTTATTCGGCAGATCCGCAAGTCTGGAAGATATGAACCGCAGTTATATCTTGCCGGAGCGTTTGCAAGTATTCTGCTCAAACCGCTGAATGTACTGCCATTTATCCTCAATCTTTGGGGTGAGACTGGAAAAGGTAAGACAGTTGCTCTGATGGTAGCGTGTTCTGTATGGGCGAACCCTGCAGAGAATAAGTACATAACTGATTCATCCAGTACACAAGTAGCCGTGGAAGTCAGGGAGGATATTCTGAACAACTTACCACTGATGATGGATGATCTGTCAAAGGTTCGTGATCGGCTAGGAGATGGTTTTGCAGATTTTATTTATCTGTTGTGTGGCGGAAAAGGTAAAGACCGCAGCAATGTAAACCTTGGGATGAATAAGCAGAATACCTGGCAGAATATATGTCTTACCAACATCGAGAGACCTCTGACAAACGACACAATGCGTGCCGGGGCTATCAACCGTATCCTTGATTTTGAAATGGATGACGGATCCATATTCAGGAACGGAAACCACGTAGTAAGCGTTTTAAGCAAGAATTATGGGTTCGCAGGTAAAATGTTTGTTGACATCATAAAAGATATGGATTTGGACGAATTAAGAGCCATGCAAGAGGGATTCCTGCGGAAGATAAACGAATATGCTCAATCAAAAGAGCAGGAGAAAGAGGAAAAACAGTCCATACCGCTGTCCATCCTACTAACCGCTGACAAGATCGCAACGGATGAGATCTTTCAGGATGGAATCTACCTTGATCTGGAACGATGCACCGATGCTCTCAAGAATAAAGGAGATGTGTCGGAGAACGACCGGGCATATGAATTTATTCTGTCGGAGATCACTATCAACATCAATAAATTTGTGCCGGATGACACAGGAGCATACCGCGGCGAGATGTGGGGATGCATCAAGGATGGATATGTAGTGATCATCTCATCAGCATTTGACCGGATTGCGGAGCGGGGCAATTTTTCCCGCAAAGGGTTCCTTCAGTGGGCGGTGAAGCGGGAAATCGTGCAGACTGACAACCGCGGGATCGCCACAAAAACCTGTCGTTTCAGCGGGATTGCACCGAAATGTGTGTGGCTTCGGCTTCCGGATGATCTGACAGACGAGAATGGTTTTATCAAGGTGCCGGAGGATATGCAGGAACAGTTGCCATTTACATGATTCTGTGACCGTGTGACCGCTGTGACCGCAAAAAAATGACTATATATAAAGCGAATAAAAAAATATGAAAATTTAAAATTTTTTATTTTGTTCTATGGAATTACAAAAAAGTA